GAAGGAGCACCTGATTTTAGACCAAGCCAATGGATTCATTGTGCAGAGCAGGACGATTCGTACATGGACCCCGAGGTGACTTTCAACAACTTGTACAAGGAGTAATGAAATGGCAAAAATGCCGATGGTTGAAAAAGGTGGAAAAATGGTTCCTGCTTTTGCTGCTGATGGTAAAGGCAAAATGGCCGGGGGTGGTATGGCTAAAATGGCTATGGGCGGCGGTGTAAAAGCCAAAATGGGTCCATCTAAAATGAGCAAAGTTAAGACAGCTGCTCCCAGCAAAGATGGCGTGGCTACCAAGGGTAAAACCAAGGGAACCATGGTCAAGATGGCCGGGGGCGGTAAGACCAAAATGATGAAGTCCGGCGGAAGGATGTGCTAAATGTTACCGAGCCGTGGGATGGGCGCTATACGTGCGTCCAAAATGCCCAAAGCCAAAAGAGGGAGGCGCAAAGATGGTGACTCGTTCACGACGTATGCGGATGGTGGCAAAGTCAAGTCTCGCGTCAATGAGGCAGGTGTTTACACGAAGCCTGGAATGCGTAAAAAACTTTTTGAGCAGATTAAAAGCTCGGCTACTCAAGGGACGGCTGCGGGTCAATGGTCAGCCAGAAAAGCCCAACTCTTAGCCAAGAAGTACAAAGCGAAAGGTGGCGGGTACAGTGGATGAAAAAGCCTCAACAAAGCCTTAAAGACTGGGGGGCTCAAAAGTGGAGGACCAAGAGTGGTAAGAAATCTTCCGTTACAGGCGAGCGTTATCTACCAGAGAAAGCGATCCAATCTTTATCTCCATCTGAGTATGCAGCGACGACGCGAGCGAAAAGAGCTGGGAAGGCTGGTGGAAAGCAGTTCGTCAAACAACCCAAATCAATTGCAGCAAAGACAGCGAGGTTCAGATGAAGACCATAGTCCCGTTGCCGATGAAAGATGACAAGATGATCAAGGACCCTCTGGAACGACTGGAGAAGAAAAAGGGTCCGGTGAAGACAGTCAAAACTAAGTCTGGCGGTTGGATCAAAGACGCTATCAAGAAGCCCGGTGCGCTGCGCAAAAGCTTGGGCGTCAAAGAGGGCCAGAAGATTCCGTCTTCGAAACTCGCCAAGGCAGCTAAGGCACCAGGTAAACTAGGGCAACGAGCACGATTGGCTCAGACCCTACGGAAGTTAGGAAAGTAAAATGCCCACCTCAGGCCTGTCTCTGTTTAACCTGGATCTCAACAACATCGTCGAAGAGGCTTTTGAGAGATGCGGCGCAGAGCTGCGCACGGGATATGACCTGCGTACCGCTAGGCGGTCTTTGAACCTCCTGACGATCGAGTGGGCCAACCGAGGGATAAATCTTTGGACAATGGAGCAGGGGTCTATTCCCCTTGTGACCGGCCAGGCGATTTACCCCATCCCCGTGGATACGATTCAGATCTTGGACACGGTGATCCGGCAACAGCCAGGCACCCTGAACCAGATCGACATCAACATCAGCAACATTGCTGAACCAACCTACTCCTCGATCCCCAACAAGCTAACCCAGGGGCGCCCGATCCAATACTGGTTCAACCGTCAGTCTGGGAACGACAATCCCACGACGGTGACGTTGCAGGGAAACATCAATGCCACAGACACCACGATCACGGTATCGAACGTCTCAGCCCTTGCGGCAGCCGGGTTCATCAAAATCGGCAGTGAGACCATCAGCTACCCGAACGTGGACATTACGAACAACCAGTTACAGAACTGCGCTCGTGGGCAATACGGGACGACGGCATCGGCTCACCTCTCAGGAGCAGCCATTACTGTCCAAAACCTCCCGTGCGTGAATATCTGGCCCACCCCCAACCCCCCAGGAGACCAGTACACCTTTGTCTACTGGAGACTGCGCCGGATGCAAGACGCTGGGAACGGCACGACGGTTCAAGACATTCCTTTTCGCATGATCCCTTGTATGGTCTCTGGCCTGGCCTACCACCTAGGCATGAAGCTGCCCACAGTGGACTCTACGCGCCGGGCAGAACTCAAGATGGACTATGAGGAGCAGTGGTTGATAGCCTCCTCAGAGGACCGGGAAACGGCCCCCTTGAGGATCGTCCCCCGGAATCTCTTCTACGCGGGGTGAGTCATGCCAAACAGGTTTGCCTCTGGCAAATATGCGATCGCGGAGTGCGACAGATGCGCACAGCGGTTTAAGCTCAAGGAGCTCCGCACCCAGACGGTCAAGACACGGCCATTTAAGATCAAGGTCTGTAAAGCCTGTTGGGATCCAGACCAGCCTCAGTTACAGCTTGGAATGTATCCGGTGAATGATCCCCAGGCTGTCAGAGAACCGCGCCCGGATGTAAGCTACCGGCAGTCTGGTACCAGTGGACTCCAGGATCTCACGACAAACAGCACAGCGGTGTTAGGGTTTGGATTTCCCCTGGAGGGTAGTCGAGTGATCCAGTGGGGCTGGGCTCCTGTAGGTGGTGCTCGGGAAGATGACGCGGGGTTGACGCCAAACGATTTAGTGGCTAAAACCTTTGTAGGCGATGTAACAATCTCAATTTCTTAGGAGTCTAAAATGACCTCACACGCAATGAAAGGAACGGCCAAGAAGGAAGCTTCCAAGGCTGTCAAAGCCCACGAGCGCCGGATGCACAAGAAGATGAAGGCCGGAGGCCCGACTTCTATGGACATGAAGAAGTATGGCCGGGGCATGGCAAAGGTAATGAACCAGCGTCAATCCGTAAGGGGACGATAATGGCCAAGTACAGCAAAAAGGTGATGGGTAAAGAGGTGGGAGACGGCGCTCTCTACGCCCCTCCCCACACCATGACAGGCAAAGACATTGGGACCAAAGAGGCGATGCTCTCAGTAAGTAGTCCTCCTAACCCCAACACATTGGCTGGGAATCAAAACACCCACAACAGTGCGGTTGGGCGGGTTAGCTTTGGCGACCCTGGGAAAGACGACACCAAGACCAGCGGGATCAAGATCCGTGGGACTGGCGCAGCGACTAAGGGCGTGATGGCCAGGGGACCGATGGCGTGAACTATGCCCAGCTCACCGCGACAATTCGCGGGTACGCAGAGAATGACTTTCCGACCACGGTGGATTCGTTCACCTCGGCGGATCAGTTAGCTACTTTCGTTGAGCAGGCAGAGCAGCGGATCTACAACACAATCCAGATCCTGGCGCTTCGCAAGAATGTCACAGGGTTCACGACAGCCGGCAATAAGTACTTGAGCGCCCCTCCAGACTGGTTAGCCACGTTCTCGCTGGCCGTGATTGATCCTGCGACGGGAGAGTACGAGTATCTCTTGGACAAGGATGTCAACTTCATTCGCCAGTCTTTCCCATTTCCAGCTGTTTCTGGGAAACCCCAGTACTACAGCTTCTGGGATGAGAACACCTTCTTCCTGGGCCCCACCCCAGATGCAAGCTACGAGATGGAGCTGCACTACTTTTACTATCCCGAGTCGATTGTCACGGCGGGAACCTCTTGGTTAGGGAATAACTTTGACTCCGTCCTCCTGTACGGCGCCCTCTTAGAGGCAGCTGTCTTTATGAAGAGTGACCCGGACATCATGGCGGCCTACACGGTCAAGTACCAAGAGGCCCTGGATCTCTTGAAACAACTCGCTGAAGGCAAGAACCGCAGCGATGCCTACAGGAACGGGCAGATTAGGGTGCCGATTAGATGATCGTCCAGACCCAGACCACCTCCTTCAAAGAGGAGCTCTATGAGGGGATCCATGATCTGTTGACCGACACGATCAAGATCGCCCTCTACACGGCCAATGCTGACATCGATGCAGACACCACGGTCTATGTGGTCACAGACGAGATCACAGGGACGGGCTACACCGCTGGGGGGAACACCCTCACCGGCACGACAGTCAAGTCGGAGAACGGTGTGGCTTATGTGAGTTTCAATAACACCACCTGGGCAGCGGCCTCATTTACTTGTCGGGGAGCCCTGATTTACAACTTTACCAAGGCAAACAGGTCGATCGCGGTATTAAACTTTGGGTCAGACAAGATTGTTTCAAACCAGACGTTTCAGATCCAGTTCCCCCCGAACATCCCCAACAGCGCCATCATAAGGTCCCAATAATGTTCACTTCCTTCCATTCAGATCCCCCAAAGGTAGTGATTGCACCCCCGGTCCAAGATACCTGGGTGGCCGCCGAGGAGATCAAGCTTGAGGGGACTCTGAACCTGGACATCGAGACCATCAAGGCAAATGTCCGGCACAACATTCGTTTGGGATTCCAACAGATCCAGCCCCACCCCACCAATGACGTTGAGGTAATGCTCGTCGGTGGCGGCCCCTCCCTGAAGGCTCAGATCCCAGAGATTCGGGCGCTCAGAGAGCAGGGGGTAAAGCTGGTCTGTATGAACAATGCCTATCAGTACTGTTTGGACCACGACATCAGGCCTTCTGCGTATGTGATGGTGGACGCCAGGCCGTTTAACACTCGGTTTGTTGAAAACACCATTGCAGACTGCAAATACTTCATCGCCTCGCAGTGCGACCCAGCTGTGTTTGAAAAGCTGGAGGGCGTGAAGGACAGGACATATATTTGGCACACCAGTGCTGAAGAGATCCAAGACTCGTTACAAGAGGTTTACCCCAAGTGCTTTCCAGTTCCTGGGGGATCAACCGTCTTGTTGCGAGCCATCCCGTTGTTTAGAATGTTGGGGTTCAAGCGTTTTCATGTCTTTGGGTGTGATTCATGCCTACAGGATGGAGCGCACCACGCATACGAACAAAAAGAGAATGACGAACAAGCCGTGATTCCAGTGCGTGTAGGTGGCAAGGTGTATTACTGCAACCTGTGGATGGTGTCTCAAGCCCGTGAGTTCATTGATCTCATCGGGTGCATGGGTGATGTAATGGAGTTAAACATTCACGGCGGGTTACTTCGCCAAATTTTGGAATCAGGCGCTGAACGCGCCGCTTTAGAGGAGATTTAAAATGGCTGCTTCAGCATGGCAACTTTACAACACGGCTAAACGGTACATTGGTAACGGGACCATTGAGCTCGGTGTTGGCAACTTCAAGATGGCGCTATTCCGTAGTGCCAGCAACACGTCAACCTTTACCCTGAGCACTTTTGCCTCGTTGACCAATCAGATTTCGGCCACGGGCGGATATGTTGATGGTGGAAAGCTACTCGAGCCTGCTACCGGCCAGTGGACCACGGGCGCTTCTGCTAAACAGATGAAGTTCACCTACTCGGCTGTTGGCCTGACATTTACCGCGTCTGGTGCGCCGTTGACGAACATTAAATATGCGGTGATCTATCAGTCCGGTGGCAAGCTATTGTGCTTCTGCCAACTGTCCTCGTCGCAATTTACTGTGTCATCGCCCAACACGTTGACCGTACTGCCTGCTGCGACCGGTGTATTCACCCTGACCTAAGAGGCCTGTAAATGGCTGAAGGTTGGAGCCGAGGCACTTGGAGTTCTGGTGACTGGGGACAAGGTGA